TTACTGAATTTACGCGGAACGAATAGAAGAGCTTCGCGAATCAAACGTTTGTTTGTTCCGGGCTTGTAAAACGCGAGAATGTTAGAGAACTGAAACACTTGTATCGGAGTCAGCTTGTATCTAGTTTTACCCTTTGTGCCGGAGAATTTCAAACGCTCGTAGAACGTGACGA